CCACCAAGTAACTTCAAGAGCAGCAGAAGCTTGAATAATAGCACTAGTATTGAGCCAAGGAACAGACCTAAGCATCAATTGACGAAGAGAAGTGACCCTCTCACCAATACAAAAACGGGCACTAGCACTAGAATCATGAACAACAACAGAAGATCCAATAGAGCCTGCAACTTTGTCAGCTTGTGAAGTATCTTTACGTTGATCAATAGTAAATTCACCAGCTTGAGGAGTGAAAGTACTAGAAGTGGGATTGGTCAAAGTAGTTCCAGGAGTGTTACCAACTCCACTACCCAAACCGGTGTAAAAAGGAATGTTTTGAATAGGAGTAGGGACAGAAAACTCAAAATCACTAGCACAATATTGTTCAACCAATATAGAAATGCTAGGGGTGACAGTATCTGGATTCCTAAGTTCATTTTGTACAAAGAAAGACAAAGTACCATAAATTTGTTGGCATTTCTGGTAAGGTCTAGTATTGGCATAAGGACAAGTAACACGATACTCAGAACATTCACGAAGATCTATCACTTCTCTATGCAAGTTCATAGAAGAAGTATAATCGGCAGTAAGAGACGTACTATCACCAGGTTGATAAACAACTAATAAACGTCCAGTGTGAAATTCGGTCTTAACAAACTTAAAAACAAAAGAAAAAGAGCCTCGATACATATCAAAAACTTGAGAAATATAAGCAACAGGAGAACAATCAAGATAAGTCTCAGCACCGGTGTTGTAAGTAACAGCAGTTCCAGTTTGGAAAACTTGTGGGCCTAATTGAATTGCACCAATCAACACTCCAGTCGCATTATTTGAAGTCCAAGTGTAACTTTGATGAAAAGTAGGTATAGATAACAAATAAGCAATATTAAGTTCATCAATAGAAGAACCAGAAACAGCAGGCATAATTTCAATATGATTGTCATCAAATGTAGAAAGTGAAACGCTAGTATCAACACCCGTACAATGAATACCATTACGCATAGGTAATTGTTGAACAGGCATAGACTTCTCACACGTAGCAACTTTTCCATAACCAAAAGCTTGTGCTGTTTTTGCAGCATAAGCAAGAGCCCAAGAAGTAGGACCAGCAACTGCAGACAACAA